CCGATGGTGTAGCTCTAGGTGTAGCTGGTGGTAAAGTAGGTTTTTATGGCGAAACTCCAGTAGTGCAAGCAGCAGCGATTACAACGATTGCTACTAACGCAACTGGAACAGCGATTTCTGTAGCAGTTAATGACATCATTACTGCTTTGAAGAATATCGGTGTAACAGCCTAATGTAGTTGTAAACCAAAGCTCACCTCTAAAAGGGGTGGGCTTTTTCTTTTGTGAAGGGAAGAAATGCACATAACTATTGCAATTCCAGCCTATACAGGCTCTGTTTACATGGCAACCATGAGATCCTTGGTAAATGATCTCGTAATGCTAGTTTCTAGGGGTGATACATTTACCCTGATTGATGACATTGGAAGCGCTTACATAGCCGATTGTCGAGGCGCTATAGCCTCTAATTTTCTAAAGACAGAATCCGATTGTTTAGTTTTTGTGGATTCAGATGTTGCATGGGAAAAAGGCGCTCTTTTAAGGCTTGTAGATCACAAAGTTGATTTAGTAGGTGGTATTTACCCTTATCGAGTTGATGAACTGGGTTTTCCAATTAAATACCTAGATAAACCTGAACTATGGGCAGATCCTGAAACTGGCTTGCTAGAAGTCGCTGCCATTCCTACAGGATTTATGAAAATTAGTCGTAATTGCCTAGAACAAATGGTGAAAGCCTACCCTGAGCAATACTTTCATGATGGAGCTAAAGACAATCTTTTTTATGACCTTTTTGCTCATATAGCCGATGGCGATAAAAAATATGGAGAAGATTATTCCTTTTGTTTTCGATGGAGCAAATTAGGTGGTAAGGTTTGGTGTGATCCTGAAATAAAGATGGGTCATACAGGAACAAAAACATTTGTTGGTCATTTTGGAGATTGGCTAAGAAATCGTTAATATTATTGAATATTTATGAAAAAATAGGATAATTGGATAGCAGTTCAACCCTCTTTGCAAAGGAAAAAACATGACCTCAAATACTAAAGCCGTAGGTGTAGCTTACGCAGATCCCAAATTAGATATGATTACTCTAGCAACTGGTTCAGTTGAGATTCTATCTCTTGATATTGCTATTACAGACAATGTAACCACTACTACAGCTCCTGCTAATAGCCTAGCTGTTACCTCTAACGCTACTGGAACTGGTAAATTATGGATGTCTGATGGTTCTAAATGGCAACAGCTTGCTGCTATCTAAGGACAAATCATGTCTAATACTATCGTTTTACGATTACAAGCCCAAACAACGGCTTTGTCAGTAGGCGCTACAGCTCATGCTGCTGTTACTGTTTCATCTGTAGGCAATAATCAAGTTAATTACGCAGCGTTTTTAAATGCTGGCGCTAATTCAGTAGCTATCGAAATTTCACCAACAGGAGTTACAGCGACAACTGCAACACTTCCTGTTGATGGAACAAATGGTTCTTTTGTATTGCCTCCTTTGATGACACAGCCTATTGTTTTGGCTACTCCAGCAAACAATTTTCAGGTTTCTGCTATTGGCTCTGCTGCTGGCCCTGCACTTGTATATATCACTCCAGTAGGGAATCAGTCTTAAAAATTTAAAGGATGCTCTATGGCTAATCCATCAGATTCAACTGTTCAGAATCTATTGCCTGTTCAGGCTTATTTTGATGTAAATGGCAACTTTCAAACCTTTATTGGTCAGGGTCAGCCGTTTTATGCAACACTTGATCCTCAACAATCAGGTTTAAATATTACCAACAGCACAATCAATAGCACAACTATTGGTGTTACAACCCCTGCTGTTGGCTACTTTACATCAGGATATGTTTCTGTTGCTCCTACAACTGCAACAGGAATAGCTAATAAACAATATGTTGATTATTACGCTGCTGGATTAAGTTGGAAACAGCCAGTAAAAGCTGCCTCATTATCTAATATTGCTTCTTTATCAGGCTTTCAAACAATAGATACAGTTCCATTAACTGATGGAGATCGAATTTTAGTTAAAGATCAAAGTCTTTCTAAAGATAATGGTATTTATGTAGTTAGATCAGGAGCTTGGGAATACGCTGTAGGAGCTGATGATTGGCAAGAATATGTTGGAGCTATTGTATTTGTAGAAGAAGGCTCTCAAGCGTATTCTGCATGGTATAGCTTGGCTCAAGAAGGTGGAACTCTTGGAGTTACAGCTCTGAATTGGGCAAACTTTAGCGTATCCTCTACTTACAGCGCAGGAACAGGATTAACTTTAAGTGCTGGTGTATTTAGTATTACAAATACTGGTGTTATCAATGCAACTTATGGTTCTGCAAGTAAAACTGTAACCTTAGCGATTAATGCTCAAGGTCAAGCAACTTCAGCAAGTCAGCAAGATATAGCGATTGTAGCAACTCAAATTACTAGTGGAACGATTGATTCAGCTAGATTAAGTGGTTCTTATAGCGGAATTACTGGTTTAGGAACTCTTGGAAGCCTTACTGTAACTAATCCAATTAGCGGATCTGTAACAGGAAACGCAGGAAGCGCTACAAATCTAAGTGGAGGAACTACTGGTTCAATCCCCTATCAATCTGCTGTAGGAACAACTGCATTTTTAGCAACTTCAACCGATGGATACATCCTTTCCTTGGTTTCAGGAGTTCCTGCATGGATTCCTAATACTGTTGGAACTGTTACGGCAGTTACAGCTTCAGCTCCTTTAGCATCAAGTGGTGGATCAACTCCCAATATCACCATTACTCAAGCTGGAACGGCATCAAACGGCTATCTAAGCTCAACAGATTGGAATACTTTTAACAATAAAGCCAACTCAGGAGCTAATAGCAACATTACTTCCATGACAGGAATCACAGGAGGAATTTCTACTGTTGATTACATTGGTTTTGACACAGGATATGCAACCACTTTAACTGCTGGACAGTTAGGTTGGGATTCAACCAACAATTCTCTTTCTTATGGGATGTTTGGAGGAAATATTATTCAGCATATTGGTGAAGATCAATATTTATACATAAAAGCAAGCGCTACCATTACTAAAGGTCAAGTGATTATGTTCACAGGATCTGTAGGCGCTTCAGGAGTATTAACAGGCGCTCCAGCAACAGGAATTACAGATGGAACTTACATTATGGGTGTAGCTGCTGAAGCTATAGCTAATAATGCTTTTGGTTTTGTTCAAACTTTTGGTGTTTTAACTAATGTAAATACATCATCATTTAATGATGGAGATATTCTTTGGTATGATCCATCCGTTACAGGTGGATTAACAGCAACAAAACCATCAGCTCCTAATGTAAAAGCTCAAGTTGCTGCTTGTAATAAAGGTGGTTCTGCTGGTGGCGGTATAATTACTGTAAGAATTAACCCTGGATCTGCATTAGGAGGAACTGATTCTAATGTTCAACTTTCATCTCCTACTGGCGGTCAAATACTTAGTTACAACCAAACAGGACAATATTGGTCAAATATTAATTTGACAGCAGGAACAGGAATTAGCATTACTCCTACTACTGGTGGATCTATTACTATTGCCAATACTGTAACTGGTGGACTTACCATTACAGACGATACAACCACTAATGCAACTCGTTATTTAACCTTTACAAGCGCTACAAGTGGCTCTATTACTGGTGAAAATGTAAGCTCTACTAAACTCCAATTTAACCCTTCTACTGGTGTTTTAACTGCTACTGGGTTTAGTGGTTCAGGAGCTTCATTAACTAGCCTTACTGCTGGAAATCTTTCAGGAACTATTCCATCAGGAGTTTTAGGCAACTCAAGTTTATTTATTGGAACAACTTCTATTGCCTTAAATCGAGCAAGTGCAAGCCAAGCATTAACAGGAATTACAAGTATTGATGGATCTGCTGCTTCAGTTGCAAATGCCTTAACTGTTGGAACTGGTCTTAAATTAAGTTCAGGAACAACTTATAACGGATCTTCTGCTTTAACAATAAATGCAGTTGGAACTACCATTAATTCTCAGACTACTGGATATACATTAGTTGCTGCAGATGCTGGTAAAACAATTTCAATTACTACTGGTGGAGTAACAGTCAATAATTCAGTTAATTCTGCTGGAGATATTGTTACGATCTATAACAATTCAGGTTCTAGTCAAACCATTACACAGGGCGCAGGAGTTACTCTGCAATGGGCTGGTCAATCTTCATCAACAACTGGTAATAGAACTTTAGGTTTATATGGCATAGCAACAATCATATTTATTTCTTCTTCAAACGCAGTAATTACTGGTTCAGGATTGACATAATATGACAATAATGCAAATGTTAGTTGGTGGCGGTTTATCCCCATATAACATAGATTATTTAGTTGTTGCTGGTGGTGGCGGTGGTGGTGGATATGGCGGTGGCGGTGGTGCTGGCGGTTATCGCTCTGCTACTGGATATACAGTAACTCCTGGAACAGGATATTCAATAACTGTTGGTGGTGGCGGTGGTGGTGGGCCAGCAGCAGGGCCTGGTGGAACTGGAGGAATAGGAAGCTCAGGTGGTAACAGTTCTGCATTTGCATTAACTTCAACTGGCGGTGGTCGTGCTGGCGGTGGATCTCCTGGCGCTGGAGTATCAGGCGGTTCAGGCGGTGGCGGTGGATTTTCTAATCCAAGACCAGGTGGATCAGGAAATGCTGGTGGATACACTCCATCTGAAGGAAATAGTGGTGGATCAGGATATGATGGAGGCGGTTCAAATCGTGCTTTTGGTGGCGGTGGCGGTATATCAGGTGGTGGAACAAGTGGATCAAGCGGAACTGGTGGCCCTGGCGGTAATGGATCAACTTGGTCTAATGGTGTAACTTACGCTGGTGGCGGTGGTGGAGCTTGTGATCAACGCTCTTGCTCCCCTGGTAGTGGTGGATCAGGTGGTGGAGGAACTCCAACAAGCAATGGAAATACAAGTCCATCTTCAGCAAATACTGGTGGTGGTGGCGGTGGTGGTAACTTAGGAAATTCTCCTGTTACTTATTATGCTGCTGGAAATGGCGGTTCAGGAATAGTTGTTTTAAGGTATTTAGGATCACAAAAAGGATCAGGTGGAACTGTTACTTCTTCAGGTGGATACACTTACCATACATTTACTACATCAGGAACTTATACAGCATGAGGAAAACCTCAAAAAATGAGATTAAGAAGGAAGAATACGCTAACTCAATTTGGGCTTTTGAAGTAGATCAAATTCATTCTTGGGCTTTTGCAAATGAAGTTTTTTCTAAAGTTGAATGTGAAAAAATTATTGAAATTGGAGAAAAAAAACGATTACAGGCTGCTTTAGTTGGCGATAACAAAGTTTCAGATAAAAAAATAAGGTCAAGTGAAATATCTTGGATTTTTCCTTCTGAAGAAACTGATTGGATTTACTATAGATTAGCTGGAGTTGTAAGAAGTTTAAATGCGGATTATTTTGGGTTTGATCTTTTTGGGTTTACAGAAGGATTTCAATTTACAAAATATGAAGCTCCAAGTGGACATTATTCCAAACATATTGACAAAATGTTTGGAAAAACTATTAGGAAATTGTCAATAACAGTTCAATTATCAGATTCTTCAGAATATGAAGGTGGCGATTTAGAGCTAACTTTGGGTGGCAAGCCTGATGTAATGGATAAAGCGCTAGGCAAAGCAATAGCATTTCCTAGTTATGTATTACATGAAGTCAAGCCTGTTACCAAGGGAACTCGTTATAGTTTAGTGGCTTGGGTTACTGGAAAGGGTTTTAAGTGAGTCATTTTGCTAAAGTTGAAAATGGTTTTGTAACTGATGTAATAGTTGCAGAACAGGAGTTTATTGATAGCGGAGCTGTCGGAGATCCTTCTTTATGGATTCAGACTTCCTATAACACTAGAGGCGGTCAGCATTACAGTTTTAATTCTGAAGGTATGTATGAGCCTGATGGAACTCCTGGATTAAGAAAAAATTACGCAATTATCGGTGGAATATATAACCCAACTTTAGATGCTTTTTATGAACAAAGTCCTTATCCTAGTTGGATTTTGGATACACAAACTTGCTTTTGGAATCCTCCAATTCCATGCCCTAATGATGGAAATCAATATACATGGAATGAACAAACACAAAGTTGGGATTTAGATCAATGATTTCTTATACATGGAAAATTTTAGAAGTTTTTTCAGATAATGAGCTTATTGAAAAAGTTCGTTATTTATTAACTGCAAAGGATGAAAAAAATGTTGTCGAAACTGAAGGCTATCATGATTTTTTTGAAGGAACAATTGTTAAACCTTATTCAGAAATTAAAGAAGAAGATTTAATTCGCTGGATTGAGCAAGATACTACCAAAGATGATGTAAACATCATAAAATTAAATCTAGAGAATCAATTACAAGCATTAAAAAATAGTAAAAAAACAGAATTTCCTTGGTTGGCAAATACTTTTACTATTGAATAGGAACTATTATGACAAAACCAATTGACATTATTAGTCGCTCATTAAAAGATATAGGAGCTTTGGAAGCTGGAGAACAGCCTACAGCAGATGCTGCTAAAGATGCTTTTGAGCTAATGAATGATCTTATAGACCAATGGTCTAATGAAGATATGATGGTTTTTAATATAACAGAGATTATTTTTCCTGTTATAGCTGGTCAAGTTCAATATACGATAGGCCCTGATCCATCAACTGCTAATTTTATTGGCGCTAACTTTACAGGAACTTTTTCAGGTAATGTTTTGACAGTAACTGGCATAAATTCAGGAGCTGTAGCTCAAGGACAATATTTAAACTGTCAAGGAGTTACTAGCGGAACTAGGATTGTTCGTAATTTGACAGGAGCTGGTGGCAATGTCAATGAACAAGGAACTTACCTTTTAAATATTACTCAGCCTACTCAAACTCCTGTATTTACTGGATCAATTTCAGGAACTACTTTGACTGTAACGGCAATGACTTCAGGTGCTGTTAATGTGGGTTCTGTTATTAGCGGAACTGGTGTTACTGCTGGAACAACAATTACAGCACTTATTTCAGGAACTGGTGGAACTGGAACTTATACAGTTAGCGCATCACAAACTGTTTCTTCTACAACCATAACAGGAACTATTGTTGCTTCTACCATTACTGCTTACTATCAAAAACCATTAGGAATTGATAGTGCTTATGTAAGGGTTAATACTAACTCAAATGGTATGCCAATACTTAATGGTGGATTAGATTACCAAATGGCAGTTTTAGCTTTGGATAACTACAACTCGATTGGTTTAAAAACCCTTTCAGGGCCTTGGCCTAAAGCGGTATATTTCAATCCAAATGAACAGTCAGGAAATGTTTTCTTATGGCCTAACCCATCGCAAGGGGAAGTTCATTTATTTGCTCAAACTTTGTTTAGTAACTATGGCACTATGTATGATGACATAGTTCTTCCACAAGGTTATTCTATGGCTCTCAGATGGTGTTTGGCAGAGCGTTTAATGCCTATGTATGGCAAAGCCTCTGCAACTCAAATAGCGATGATTAATGCTTATGCAGCTCAAGCTAAAGCTACTTTAAAACGCACTAACATGAAGCCAATGCAGTCAGCTCAATTTGCCGATGCGATGCTTTCTAGCAGACAAAAAGATGCTGGTTGGATTCTCAATGGTGGTTTTTTTAGATAAGGCTAAAAAATGGCAGATTTTGGCTTTGTTGGCGCAGCTTATGAAGCTCCTTCCATCTATCAAGATGCTCAGGAGTGTATAAACTTTAGACCTGAAATAGATCCAACCCTTCCTCAAGGATCAAGACAAGTTATTGCTCTTTATCCAACCCCAGGCTTGACTAATGAAATAACACTTCAAAATGCTCAAGAAGTTAGAGGAATGAGAACTGTTTCAGGTGGTGATTATTTAGTTGTAGTTTGTGGCCCTTATGTTTATGTAATGGGTTCAACATTTACTCCAACAATTGTAGGTCAGTTAAACACTTCAACTGGTCAAGTAGGAATTTCTGATAATGGTTTGAATGTTTACATTGTAGATGGCTCTAATCGTTACACTTGGCGCATTTCTAATCCAGCTTCTGCTGTATTTCAAGGAACAATTAGCGGAACTACCTTGACTGTAACTTTGTTGCAAAGCGGAACAATTGCAGCAGGACAATCATTATTTGGGATTGGAATTTCCAATCAAACAGTAATTGTTAGTGGTTCAGGAACATCTTGGACTATTAATCAAAGCCATACTATTGCTTCTCCAATACAAATGAACTCAGCTACAGTTGGCGCTGTATTTACTGGTTCTATATCAACTACTACTTTGACTGTTTCTGCTGTATCTAGCGGAACTTTATATGCTGGTCAAACAATTACAGGAACTGGAGTAACTGCTAAAACCATTATTACTGCTTTGGGTAGCGGAACTGTTTTAAGCGAAGTAATTGCTAGTGGTGGAACTGGTTATGCAGTAAACGAAAATATTACTGTTTTAGGTGGTGTTTATGGTTCTAGTCCTGCTACTTATACAGTTACTTCTATAGGTGGATCAGGAGCTGTAACAGGACTTACAAGGACTTTTTCAGGTCAATATACCTCTGTTCCTTCTAACAATGTATCTACTTCATCCGATGGTTCAGGAACAGGACTAACCCTTACTTTGACATTTGGAACAGGAACAGGATCAACTGGTAATTATGTAATCAATAATAGCCAAACTGTAGGTTCAATAACCATGTATGGATTGAACTTTAGTGAATTGCCTTCTACTGATGGAGCTTTTACAGGCGGTTCTACAGTAGATATTGTTGATAATTACTTTGTTTACAACAGACCTGATACCCAACAATGGGCAGCAACCGATGTTTTATCTCCAATTACATATGGTCTTTCATTTGCTTCCAAATTTACAGGCCCTGATGATCTTGTTTCTTTAATTGTTGATCATGGTCAAGTTTATTTGTTAGGGGAAAAAACTTCTGAAGTGTGGGCAGATGTAGGAACATTTCCATTCCCATTTCAAAGAATACCAGGCGCTTCCTCACAGCATGGAATAGCAGCTAAATTTTCAATGGCTCGATTCGGAAACTCATTTTGTTATGTTTCTAGAAATGATCGTGGTCAAGCGGTTATTGTTCAAATGAACGGATATTTTCCACAGCGCATTTCTACTCATGCTGTAGAAAATACTTTAGTTAATCAAACAATTAGCGATGCTGTTGCTTATACTTATCAGCTTGAAGGTCATGAGTGCTATGTCGTTACATTCCCAACACTTGAATTAACTTGGGTTTACGATGGTGCTACACAGCTTTGGCATAAATGGTTATGGACTGATACTCAAAACAATTACAAACGGCATCGGTCTAATTGTGGAGCTTTGTTCCAAAACAAGTTTTTGGTTGGCGATTACGAAAATGGGCAAATTTATAGCCTAGATCCTAATAACTATACGGATAATGGCACTCATATTCGTAGAGTTCGCAGATGCCCTCATTTGGTTTCTGATTTTCAAAGGCAATATTTTGACGAATTACAAATTCAATTTCAGCCTGGAGTTGGATTACAAGGAATAGAAACCTTTCCTCTAGGTGATAACGATATTGGTATAAACCCTCAAGCCATGTTGCGATGGTCAAATGATGGTGGCTCTACTTGGTCAAATGAACATTGGGCAGGAATTGGAAAAGTCGGAAAATATCAAAATCGTATTATTTGGCGCAGATTAGGACAAGCTAGGGATCGCATTTATGAAGTAGTTGTTACAGATCCTATTAAAGCTGTAATCGTATCGGCTAATTTAAAAGCATCTGTAGGGGAAAATTAATGGCAAATCAGATTTGGGGCCCAAGTCAAGACAATCCATTTCCTCAGACTGATTTTATGGATGAACAGACAAAAAGACCAACTAGAGCTTGGCAAGTATGGTTTTTAAACCTTTTAAATTTTACAAGAATAGCTCCTTCAGCAACTTCAGGAAGCGCTACTTTACCAGCTAATCCAGTTGGCTTTGTAGAAATGACGATTAACGGAAAAATTTATAAAGTTCCTTACTACAATGTCTAACATTCAAGTCATTACTGAAGAAAAGGTGCAAAGATTAGAAAAGCACTTTTTAAAAGAAAAACAGGCAGATTGCCCAGTAACTCATCACTTTGGCCCTAACATCTATATTCGAGAAGTTCGTATTCCAGCAGGAACTTTTTCTATAGGGCATTACCAAAAAACTGAGCATTTAAACATTATGCTTGCTGGCAGAGTAACGATGGTTAATGAGGATGGATCTCATACAGAATTGTCAGCTCCACAGACTTTTGTCGCAAAGCCAGGTAGAAAAATAGGTTATATCCATGAAGATTTAATTTGGCAGAATGTTTATGCTACTAGCGAAACTGATATTGAAAAGCTAGAGGATATGTTTTTGCTAAAAAGCATGACATGGCAAGATCACCAAAACTCACAAAAACTGTTATTAACCTTAGATCACTCATCCGATATAGCAGACTATTTCCTTGCTATTGCTGAGTTCGGTTTTGACCATGAAACAGTCAGAAAACAGACTGAAAACCTAGATGATCAAATACCTATGCCTTTTGGTAACTATAAATTTATGGTTGCAAACTCAAGAATTGATGGCAAAGGAATATTTGCTACTGGAAACTTTGAAAAAGGAGAAGTTATCGCTCCTGCAAGAATTGATGGCAAAAGAACTCCTGTCGGAAGATATACAAATCATTCAAAAAATGCTAACGGAATTATGGTTTTGAGAGATAATAATGACATTGATTTAGTGGCTAAAAAGGCTATAAATGGATGTCATGGGGGTAATTTAGGCGAAGAAATTACTATTGATTATCGTCAAGCCTTGAGTCTAGCAATAAGGAGAAATTAAATGTCAGGAGTCGCAACAGCTATAGCGGTTAGCACAGTAGCAAGTGGTTATCTTCAGGGTCAAGCTAACAAAAAAGCAGCTCAAACTCAAGCCGATGCTACAGCTAGAGCGCAAGGTCAGTTAATAGAAGCAGGGCAACAAGCTAAAGAATTTTATTCTCCTTACAGCAAAGCTGGAGAAACAGCTCTTAGCAAAATGTCCACAGATCCTTACTTTACCCAACAATTTACCAATCAAGATTTAAATTCTTATTTATCACCTGGTTATGCTTTTAGGCTTGGTCAAGGACAAAAAGCTAATTTAATGGCTTCTAATGTAGGCGGTGGAGCTGTAAGCGGTAATGCTTTGCGTAGTTTGCAAGACTATACTCAAAATTTTGCATCAGGCGAATATGCTAATGCCTTTAATCAATTTCAAGCACAAAGAGGCAATATTTTTTCCAATTTAAGAGAAATTGCCAACTTTGGATTGACTGCAGCAACTGGTCAAGCTAATGCAACAATAGGAACAGGAACTAATGTTGCAAGTTTGACATCTTCATTAGGAAATGCACAAGCTGCTTCTCAAATAGCAGAAGGCAACATTTATGCAAATACAATTCAAGGATTGGGAAATGCTGGATCTTATTACCTTATGAATAGGGGTGGTGGTGTAGCTCAACTTCCTCAACAATCTATGCAACCAAATGCAACTGGAAGTAATGTTGTAAGTCCAGTTCGAGTAGCTTAAAGGGAATTATTATGCCAGCACTAAGCTCTTTACCTGATGCAAGTATTTATGGATCTGTTCAAACTCCAAAACCAATGTCTATTCAAGAAATGGTTAATCTTGGAAGAAGTTCTACTGCATTTCAAAAAGAAAAAGCATTATTACCTTCAGCAATTGAAACAGGACAAGCTCAAGCAAAGTCAGCAACTTTACAGGCAAATACTCTTGAGTTAGAAAATGCTTTAAAACATACAACTCAAGTTACTCAAAGCATCCAAGGGTTACTTACAAAACCTGATTTGACTTCAGACGATGTAATTAATGCTGTAAAAGAAAACGCAAAAAGGATGAAAACTCCTGATAATGCCGTTAATCAAACATTGTCAGGAATTCCTGTAAATGGCTCTCCAACTCAATTAAGAGAATGGTTGGCTATGAGCTTGGCTAAAACTTTAAATGCTCAAACACAGCTTGAAAAAGTCTATCCTGGCGGTGTATTGCCTTCCCAGTTGCCTGAACAGGGTTATCAGGTTAATAGACCTACTACTCCTTCTGCTGAAGCTCCTGTTGCTCCAACTGCTCCCAAAACTGGTGTTCAAGCTCAAGATATGAGCCAACCAGTTAAGAGCGATTTAAGCAAACCAGTTCCGTTGTCTTATCCTGTAAGGCAAGCTGGTCAAGCCTATACAGCACTTCCACAAGAGGAAGATGAGCGTAAGCTAGGAACGGCATCTAAAACAGCTTTAATTTCTAGACAGTCAGAACTTCCTGCTTCTCGCAGAACTGTTGATGAAGTAATTAAAAAGGCTCAAGAGCTTGAAAAATCAGCTTTGTTGCCAACTTCAGGTGTTTTGGGTGCTTTTGAAAGAAATTTATCTACATTTCTTGGAACTGAGCAAGGTATTCGCTATAAAGAATTGTCTAAAGATTTGGCAAATGCTGCTATTGCAAATATCAAAGCAAGCGGTGGTTCTATAGATACTGTTGCAGGGCAACAATTACAAAGAATGGCAAACGGAGATGAAACTTATCCTCCTAAAGTTCTAATTGAAATTGCTCGTAGAACTCAGGCAGATATGACAGCCCTTGATTCAAAAGCGACAGCAATTAAAAAGTTTTCAGATAAATTTGGTGATCAGAATTTGAAGTCATTTGAACAAATGTGGTCTAAAAATGCAGATCCTAAGATATTCCAAGCTATGAATATCTTTAATGATCCTAGAATGTCTGCTGAAGAAAAAGCCAAAGCAAGAGATGAGCTTTTAGGAACTGATAAAAAACAACTTAGAATTTTTAATGAGCAATACAATAATATTAAGAGATTAGAGCAAACAGGAACTCTGTAATGGATGATTTCAGCCAATTTTTAATGGGTGGGCAAGCAAAGCCGAGTCCTCAAGCCAACCCTGTTGGCGGTGTCAATCAATACAATGTTGGCAATTTAAGACCAGTTGGAGCTTCTACAGGCTTTCAACAATTCTCTAGCTATGAAGAAGGCATCAAAGCTATGGATGAGAATCTTAAAACCTATGGAACAAAGCACAAAATTAACACTTTAAGAGGAGTTATTAGCCGTTACGCTCCTCCTCAAGATAAAAACGATACCGAAGGTTACATTAACTTTGTAGCTCAAAAAACTGGTTTAAAGCCTGATCAAGAGATTGACCTTACTAATCCTGCTGTTCGTCATGTGATTAGTGGGCCTATGATTCTGATGGAAAAAGGTGGGAAGAACATTTTTGGCTCTAAATCGGCAGTTGCTCAAACATCTGCTCAACCATCTTCCTCAGAAACAACCGATGATTTTGCTAGTTTTTTGATGGGTGGCAAAGCAGAGCCAACTAAAGAAGCAAGTAAAGAAAAGCCAAAACGAGCTGATATTTATGCTCAAAAGATTAAATCAATATCTCCAGTTGAAGAAGGGAAGAATGTTGCTAAAGGTTTAGCTTCTATTGCGGATATTGCTTTAGAAGCAGTTCCATCTGTAGCTGGTCAAGTGGTTTACGCTGGTGGCAGAGCTTTAGGTCAAACCCCTGCAGAAGCTACTAAAACAGCTCAAAAAGTATCAGGAGCTGTTCCTACATTTGGCAAAACTTTTGGCATTACTGAAGATCCTGCTTACAAGCAAGAAGCAACTCGTAGGATTATGAATCAGATTGGGCAATACATTGGTGAAAGTGCTGATGCTATTTCTCAAAAGACAGGCATCCCCAAAGAAGATGTGGAGAATATGCTTGGCACTTTAGGAATGGGTGTTGGAGCTAAATTACCATCTGCCAAAGGTGGTGCTATTAAGATTCAAGAACAGTTTGAAAAGCGCTTTCCAAAAATGGAACAAGCGCCTACAACTGCTCCAGTTGCTCCTCAAACTGCTCCTCTTACTGGAGTTGGAGCTGCCAAGGCAGAAATCAATCCATACGCAGGGAAAATTACTGGTGAAGAAACGGCTAGGGGTCAATTTCCTGTCGTTAAGCTATCCAAGATTAAACAAGATGCTCCTGCAACTGAGCAACAACTCAGATCACAAATTGCTAATGAAGTCTTAGGAGATACTGGTCAAGTTCGTAGCGGTGTTATTACAGGCAACGAAAACACTTTACGGCAAGAATATACCGAGGCTAGATCGGCTAATCCAACTCCAAAAAGCGAAATACTTAAACGGCAGATTGCTGAAGAACAAAACGCTTTAACTCGTTATGCTGAAAAGCGTATAGAAGCAACAGGAGCAAGTAGAAACCTACCATCAGACTATGAGCGTGGTCAGTTAATGAACGATGCGATTGCTGGAGATGATGGGCTTACAGGCTTTTTGAAAAAAGAAAAACAAGCGCTTTATGATGAAGCTCGTAATAAAGTAGGTGATAACCCTATACAAACTAATGCCGTAAATACTTTATTGCAAAACAAGCAATTTAGAGCTGGTCTAGGTTTAAAAGGTAACGAAGGTGTAGCTAAAAGCGCAGAACAACTTATTGAATTGGCTAGAACTGTTGGATTTGAAGATCGAGCAGGAAATGTATTGCCTCCTAACAGTATCTCAGCTTGGAAAGCAGTTCGAGAGGCTTTAAATTCTGAATGGACTAAAGATAATGCCTCAGTCATTCGTAAGATTAATGATGCGATTGATCAAGATATTGCTAAAGCTGGTGGTCAGGATTTATACAAAAAAGCCGATAACTTACACAAAGCTGAAAAGAAAATATTTGAATCCAAAGGTATTAAAACGCTATTTGGCGATGTAGATCCTAATGGTGTGCAAACGGCAACTGCTTTTGAAGCTATCCCCAAAAAGCTCAATTCTATGCCTATAGATCAATGGAAACATATTTATGACACTTATGATGAAATTTCTAAAGGCAGAGTTCGTGGAGCTGATTTTGATTTAGAAATTACTCCTGAGTTGGTTCAATATGCAGAAGCTGCCAAAGCTGAAATGCGAGGCGCTTTAGCTAGAGAAATTTATCAAGCTGGAGCTGGCAAAGCAGGAGTATGGAATCAAAACTCAGTCAATAATATTCTTAATGCTAGAGCCAAAAAGATTGAACATGCTTTTTCTCCTGATGAACAACGAGCTTTCCATACGCTAAATTATGCTGGTCATATTATGCCTGGAGTTCATGCTTATGAAGGCGCAGCTCTACAAGCTCAACGAGTAAACAAATTTGCTGAAAAACTACCGATGATTGGTAGAGAAGTTGGAGCTGTTACTAGAGTTCCATTTGGAGCAACGATTGGTGAAAAAGTAGGTGAAAAAGCAGCTCTGTTTACAATCGGAAAATCTGAAAAAAAACAAGCTCAAAAGTTGCAAGAAGAAATGGCTAAAAACGCTCAAAAAGGCAAAACAAATCTTAAAGATATAGGTAAGGAATAATCATGGCATCAGTTCTTTTATCCCCATATGGAAATGGTCAGCAATTTTTTGATGACAATGGAGTTCCTTTGGCCGGTGGTTTAATTTATACATACCAAGCAGGATCTTCTACTCCATTAGTAACTTATACAGATAATGCTGGAAATGTTGCAAATGCTAATCCTATTGTTTTAGATGCTTCAGGAAGAACACCACAAGAAATTTGGCTATTAACTGGCTATTCTTATAAATTTGTTCTTCAAAATGCTGATGCAGTATTAATTCAAACTTTGGATAATATTTATCCTATTCTTCAAAATGCTCCAGCTTCAGCTCCTGCTATTCCAAGTGGTTGTATTTTGTTATGGTCAGGATCTACTGGATCAATTCCTGTTGGTTGGTATTTATGTAATGGAGCAAACGGAACTCCTGATTTAAGAGATCGTTTTATTGTTGGAGCTGGCAATACATATGCTGTAAATGCAACTGGTGGATCTGCTGATTCTATAGTTGTTACGCATACTCATACAGCTTCTGTTACAGATCCTGGTCATGGTCATACTTTTGACCAAATGGACTCTTATGCTGGATTCTTTAATCCAACTCTTTTAAGTGTTATTCCAGGTGGTAATAATATTGTTGGGAATCATACAAGCGCAACGGATATTATTAACTCAAATACAACTGGAATTTCAGTTACTAATGCCTCTGCTGGTGTAAGTGGAACAAATGCTAATCTTCCTCCTTATTATGCCCTTGCTTATATTATGAAGGCTTAATATGTCGTTTGAATTAGATCCAGTTAAATATGGTGTTCTTTGGAATACTGTAGAAAATAATGAAAAAAAACTTGAAGAAATGTCTAAGAAAATAGACAAATTAGAGAGTTCTATTGAACAATTAGTAAAACTTGTAAACCAATCAAGAGGCGCTTTGTGGATGGGATTGGGAATTTTATCGGTCATAAGCGGAGTAATTGGCTTTGTGGGGAGTTATTTTTCAGGAAAATGAAAATGTATGTCAGACCAATTTGGATTTTTGGAAGGAGCAAAATCCCTCAGTAGCTCTTTAAATGCAAGTAGAGATGTAAGCAAAGAGCTTTCCAAAAGCATTTCTGATACTCAAAAAGAAGCTACTGATCTCGCAGTTCAACGAAATTTAGATAGGCGCAGAGAACTTAAAGAAAACGAAATACGCAAAGAGTTGTTCCTTAAAAGAGTGTTGGTTCAATGGGAACATCAAGAATCAGTTAGACGAGAAGAAGCAAGATTACGAGCTGAGTTCTTAAAAAAGTATGGACAAAGATGGGCAGAAGTTGAGGCTTTGAAAGCCAAGTTGGAAAAACAAGAAAAAGAGTTACAAAAAGAATTTAATAAAGATTTAAAAAAGGCTCAAATTGCACAGTTTTGGTGTTTTGTAGTCGCAGGATATATAGCTTATTACTTGGTATGGGGTAGTAAATAATGGATACATTACTTGGAATACTTAAAGGAGTTGCTCCTGTTTTGGCTACAGCAGTTGCAGGGCCTGCTGGAGGAGCTGCCGTAAGTTGGATAGCATCTAAATTAGGCATAGATGATGCAACTGTTGAAGGGGTTACAAAAGCCCTAACTGGTGATCCTGAAATGGCACTAAAACTAAAAGAATTAGACCTTGAATATGCCAAATTAGAAGTTCAGGACAGAGATTCTGCAAGACAAGCCTATGCTCAAGTAGCTACTAGCGAATATGCAACAAAGCTCGATAAATTAGTTGTTCCTTTACTGGCATTAGGAGTTGTCGGATTAGCTTTTGCTTTGATTGCTGTTTTGATGTTCGTCAATACTCCACAAGATCAGCAACAGCTCATCATTTTTGCCCTAGGATTTATTACCTCTGCTGCTGGTCAAGTCCTGTCTTTTTACTTTGGTTCTAGCCAAGGCAGTAAAGATAAAGCTAAAGAAATAGAAGGAATGTTAAGAAAATGAACAGCGAGCAATTACAGAAACTTGGAATTGATTCTAAATGGCTTGAGCCGTTAAACAAAACTTTTGAAAAATACGAAATCAACACTCCTACAAGACAAGCTGCTTTTATTGGTCAATGTGGGCATGAATCTGCCAACTTTAAAACCCTAGAAGAAAACCTAAATTATTCCGCTAAAGGTCTAATGGCAACATGGCCTAGTCGTTTTCCAACAATCGAAATTGCTACCCAGTTTGAACGCAACCCTGAAAAGATAGCTAATAAAGTCTATGGTGGCAGAGCTGATCTTGGAAATACTGAAGATGGGGATGGTTGGCGCTTTCATGGAAGGGGTTTAATTCAGCTCACAGGAAGGTCAAATTACACAGTATGCGGTCTAGCCTTAGAAAAGCCATTTGCGGAGCTTCCTGAGCTTATTTTAGAGCCTGAAAACGCTACCTTATCTGCTGGTTGGTTTTGGAACAAAAGGGGTTTAAATGCTTTAGCCGATTCCGAAGATTGGACTACCATGACTAGAAGAATTAATGGTGGAACAATAGGTTTACAAGATA